TTCTGTAATGAGAGGTATGACATTCTGGAGTGCAGGATCTCTTACTCTTACTCAAGATAGACCTACAGATCCCAGTTATCTTTTCAATCTGTCAAATGTAACGGCTGAAGGATTTATTTATTCTGGAACGAGTTTAAAAACAAGATCTACCGTTGTATCCGTGTCTTACTTTGACATGGTAAATCAGGAGTTAAATTTTGAAACTGTTGAAGATACTACCGCCAAAAATAAATACGGAATTATTCATAAAAAAATTACAGGATTTGCTTGTACATCAAGGAATCAAGCTAGAAGATTAGGACGATTTGTTCTTTTCGAGGAACAAAATTCTACTGAAACTATTAGTTTTGCAACAGGATTAGCAGAAGGAGTAATTGTTAGGCCAGGACAAGTTATTGAGGTAAGCGATCCAGTAAGAGCAGGACTTAGGAGAGGAGGAAGAATTAGTGCTGCAACAACAAATACGGTGACAGTAGATAACACCTCCGATACTGATTTAGACGATACAAATAGTCCAACAATCAGCGTAATAATGCCTGACGGAACGGTAAGTACCAAGAACGTGGCTTCGATAAGTGGATCAGTAATAACACTTGCCAGTGGTGAGAATTTTCAAATGAAAAATTCAAGTGGCAATCTAGTTAATACAACACCAAATGTTAATAGTGTTTGGATTTTACAAAATACAACTTTACAGACTACACAATGGAGAGTTGTAGGAATTACTGAAGATAAAGATAATTATGCAGTAACGGCAACATCTTATCATGCTGGAAAATATGCTTTTATCGAGGATGGCTCTGCATTACCTACTCGTAATATTACAGTTTTAAATGAGTTGGTCGATGCTCCTGGAGGCGAGATTGTTACCGAAGAATTTTTTACAGAAGGTACTACTGCAAGAACAAGGTTAAATATAGATTTTAATCCTGTTGTTGGAGCTATTGAATATGAACTAAAATTTAAGTTAGATGACGGTAATTTTACAACTCTTAAATCAAGAAGTCCTGACTTCCAAATATTAGATTCATTACAGGGAGAATATCAATTTGAATTATCCAGTATAAACGCTTCACTTGAACCTTCTGCACAACCAACAACTTTTACCTTTAATGCTTTAGGGAAGACTGCTATTCCTGGAGATGTTACTGGATTAACAGGAGAACCTAGCTCTCAATCTGGAAAGATAACATTACGTTGGAATTTATCTACTGATTTAGATGTTACTCACGGTGGCCTTGTTTATGTAAGACATACTCCAAAAACAGATGGAACGGGGACTTTTTCTGATGCTACTGATTTAGTAAAAGCTTTAGCTGGTAATACAACAAGTGCTGATGTTCCTTTACTTGAAGGAGAGTATATTTTAAAGTTTCAAGATGATGGAGGTAGGTTTAGTGCTGGTGAAGCAAGTGTAATTATAGATGTACCTGATAATCTTGCACCTTTAGTTGCTTTAACAAGAAGAGAAGATTTAGATAGTCCTAAGTTTCAGGGTGTAAAAACTGATGTAGCTTTTGATGCTACTACTAATTCCTTAAATCTGATTGGTGGAGGTTTGTTTGATGATATTGGCGGTATTATCGCTGGTACGTTTGATGATGTAGGTTCTTTAGATGATCTTGGTGGAATAAAACCATTTGGTACTTATGAATTTGGAGGTGCTCCTAGCACAGCTTTCTTAGATTTGGGTAGTGTATTTAGTCTTGATTTAAAACGTCATTTCTTAACAGAGGCATTTTTCCCTTCTGATTTGTTTGATTCAAGAAAATTAGGATTTCCTACTACTGGTACTTTTGATGGAGATGTCGCTACACAGGTAAACGCTGAAATGCAAGTTGCAGTAACTCAAGATGACCCTTCATCTGGATCGCCTACATATAAACCTTTTCAGACTTTTGCTAATGGACAATATAAAGGCAGAGGTTTTAAATTTAAAGTGAATTTAACAAGTAATGATCCTGACCAAGACATAAGAGTATTTCAGTTGGGATATACAGCATCGTTCCAAAGAAGAACTGAACAGAGCACTTCAACTGAAAGAAGTGTTGATTCAAATAATAATCCTGCTGCGAAAACGATTACATTTGATCATCCTTTCTTTACAGGAAC